ATGGGCAGGGATCGCAAGGACGAACAGTCAACCGAGCATTTCACCAAGATGATCCGCAGCACAATGGAGGTGCCCGCTTGGCGGGCGCTTCCGATGGCCGCGCAGGCGCTTTACCCGACCGCTGGCAGCCGTCTCTATATCTCTGACGCCCCGACTGATCGAGACGGGGCGATCAGTGGTGCCTGGGTGGAGATCGGCGAGACCGAAGCGCTCGGCGGGCTGGGCATCGATTGGGAAACGGCCTCGGCGGAAGTCATGGAAGATTGCGACGGCATGCCGGTTGTGCAGACGGCCAAGCAATCCCGCCGCGCAAGCCCGATGCAAATCATCCTCGGCAATGACCCCACCGATCCGGGACAGGTCATCCTCTGGCAGGCAGTAAAATCGGAACTGTTCTATCCCTTCCGCCTGGAGTTTCCCGATAACGGCCCGAACCGTGAATGGCTGGCCCTGGTGGTGTCGCTGGGCGAGGCCTTCGATACCGCCAATGCAGTCATGAAGCTGCAAGCCAATCTGATCCCGACCCACAATATTATCCGCAGCGAGGCGCCCTGATGGCAATCGTGACATACGAAGAACTAGCCGCACAGGCCGGGCTTACCGTCGATGCCCCTGCCGAGGATCAGACCCTGCTGCAACAGAAGGGCGAGGCCGCGCAAAACCATGTCGAGCGGCTGCTTGGCTTCAAGATCGAGGCCATGTTCGGCGGCGTGGATCAAGACCCGATCCCCGATGCGCTGAAAGAGGCCGTGCTGCAGCTGGCCTGCTGGTGGTTTGAGAACCGGGAAACGGTCGAGAGCCGCGACGAGATGTTGCCCTTCGGCGTCTCAGAGATCGTCACCGAATATCGCGAGTGGACATTCTGATGGCGAATGATGGCGGGCTGAGCAGTTTCCAGAAGCGGATGCGGGCAATCCCGACAGCCGCGCGCAAGGCCGTGGAACCGGCGCTGATGAAGTCAGCCTATGAGATCGTGGATCGCATGGGCGCATCTGGCCACGCTGCGGGCCGAGAAGGTCGAGCAATCCACGACTGAGTATATCCGCAACTTCGGCGCCAGCGACGAGGAAGTGGCCGTTTTTCGCGCCCGGTTCTTCGACGGGATCACGAACGCGGATCGCATGGTCTGGAACGGCGATCCGTTCAACATCAAATCCGTGGCCCCGATTGGTCGCCGCAAGGGCGTGGAGCTGCGCTGCGTGAGGATGCCATGAAGGGAACCAAGCCAGCATTGCAGCAGGATCAGGACGCAATCCTGCGTTCTATCCCCGCGCCTGACTGGCTGGACCCGAAGGCCCGCGCCGAATGGGACCGCGTAATGCCGGTGCTGACCGAACGGCGCATCCTGACCGATGCCGATCTGGGCGGGCTTGAGAATTATTGCATCGCCATTGGCCGCGCCCGGCAGATGGAGGCGGCGATCCAGGTCGAGGCTGACCCGGAGCTGATGCTGAAATTCGTGCGCGTCCAAGACAAGGCGATGGCCTCGGCCCGCCAGCTTGCCGCCGAGCTTGGCCTGACGCCGGTTTCCCGGTCACGCCCTGCGATCCGCGATGATGAGGATGGAGACGACACCCCGAACCCTCTGGGGATGGGCTGATGGCCACGACCTTCCCCGAATGGATTTATGACGGAAGCGAGATCGCCGATCCGTTCGGGCATGGCGAGCGTGCCGTGCAATTCCTGCGCGCCCTGCGTCATCCGAAATCCATCCTGCCGAACCGGGCCTTTCAGCTCGACCCCTGGCAGGAGCGGATCGTGCGGCGCATCTATGGCCCCCGGTATGAGAACGGTAATCGGATCGTCAACACAGTCGCGCTGATGCTGCCGCGTGGAAACCGCAAGACATCGCTGGCCTCTGCTTTGGCGCTTCTCCATACGTTCGGGCCCGAGCGCATCCACAATAGCAACTCGATCTTTGCCGCATCAGATCGCAAGCAGGCGGGCATCGCGTTCCGTGAGGCTGCCGGTATCGTCCGGCAGGACAAGAGGCTCACATCCGCTATCAATATTTATGACCCCCAGAACGCGCCGAAAAAAATCCTGTATCGTCGCGATGCCTGCACGCTGGAAGTCATCTCAGCTGATGCGCCCGGCGCGCATGGGGAAACGCCTGGCTTCGTTCTGGCCGATGAAATCCACGTCTGGGCGGCTGGCAAAGGCCGTGATCTCTGGGACGCCCTGACGACCGGCCTTGAAAAGATCGATGACAGCCTTTTGGTGGTCGCATCGACGGCGGGCCGAGGGCAGGACAGTCTGGCTTTCGAGTTTTTTGACGACGCCCGAAATATCGCGCGGGGTGCGGTTGCAGATGGCTCTATCCTGCCAATCATCTTCGAGGCTGACCGTCGCGACGATTGGGAGGATGAAGACCTGTGGCACCGGGTCAATCCCGGCCTGCAACATGGTTACCCCAGCCTCTCGGGCTTCCGCCGACACGCCAAGCGCGCACAGCGTAGTGTGGGCGCACGGCAATCCCTCAAGCAGCTGAAGCTCAATATATGGCTGGACGCCTCAACTGATCCCTTCGTGGACATGGATATCTATGACGCCGGTGCCAAGGACTATGATCTGGACGCGCTGCGCGATCAGTCTTGCTGGTTGGCGGTTGACCTGTCCTCGACCGTTGACCTGTCGGTGATCGTGGCCTGCTGGCGAACGGCTGACGGTTATGTTGTGAAACCTTGGTTCTTCTGCCCACAGGATGCCATCGACGCCACCGCAGGCGACTCCATGCTGGATGGCGAGGACGGAATATCGAACCGCGAGGATCGATCCGGCGCCCCGTATCAGGCGTGGCTTGAGCAGGGATTGATCACGGCAACAGCCGGATCGGTGATCGATTATCAGGAAATCGAAAACCGGATCATCGAGATTTGCGAAGAATTCAACGTCCAGGAAATCGCCTTCGACCCGCACATGGCGCGGCAGGTTCAGCCGAAAATCCTTGAAGCAGGCTTGCCGGCAGTGGATTTCCGGCAAATCCCTTCGCTGATGATGCCTGCGGTTCTGGAACTGGAGCGCGCAATTCTCGGTGGCGAGTTCTTCCACGGCGACAACCCGGTTCTGCGGCACTGCTTCGCGAATGTCGTCGTGAAGCGCAACGACCACGGTCATGTGGTCAAATTCACCAAGCCGAAAAAATGGCTGTCGATCGATGGCGCGGTGGCCTCGGCAATGGCGGTCGCGCGGGCTGCGGCAGGCGATGGCATGACCACCAAGGCAGATTGGTTCACCGACGAAATGTGGACAGCATAGGAGGCCGCAATGGCTGTAGACGAACGACTTGTGGTGATGCTGGAAGCCCGCGTCACCGAATTCGAAAAGCGGATGCGGCAGGCCGAGCAACGCGGCACCCGGACCTATCAGGGCTTACAACGCAGATCGCGCTCGGCAACCCGTGGGATGGAAGCCGATATGGTGCGCTCGACCACGGCGATCAACCGTGCCCTGGCGACCACGGCGGCACGGATCGGCGCATTCGGTGCGGCTTTCGCGGTGGCGCGCGGGGTGCAGGGCTATAACCGGCTTGCCGACGCGGCGACCGCCATGGCGAACAGCCTGCGCGTGGCCGGGCTTGAAGGGGCCGAACTGACGCGCGTCTATGAGCAGTTGTTCGCGTCGGCACAGAGGAATTCGGCTCCAATCAATTCGCTGGTGGACCTCTACAGCAAACTCGCGCTGACCCAGACCGAACTGGGCGTTTCCAGCGATGAGTTGATCCATTTCACCGATGGGATCGCGGTGGCGCTCAAGGTGGCCGGAACCGACGCCACGGCAGCCAGCGGATCGCTCTTGCAGCTTTCACAGGCGCTTGGCGGTGGCGTTGTCCGGGCCGAGGAATTCAACTCCATCCTGGAAGGCACCCCGACGATCGCACAGGCGGTTGCGCGCGGCCTGAAAGAGGCAGGCGGTTCCGTGGCCGAGCTTCGCAAGCTGGTGGTCAACGGCGAGGTATCCAGCCGGACATTCTTCCGCGCCTTCGAGGCGGGGTCTGCGGAACTGCGACGGCAGGCAGAAACATCACAATCCACTGTCGGGCAGTCCATGACCCGACTCGGAAACAGCCTTGTGACCGTGGTCGGCAAGTTCGATCAGGCATCCGGGGCCAGTAAAGGACTGACCGGGATCATCGGCGATCTTGCTGAAGGTCTGGATAATTTTGATGTCGAGGGCTTCATATCCGACATCCAGCGGATCATCGACAAGATCGACGATGCCGAGGAGGCGGCGGCAGGCTGGTTGCGGCAGATGGCCAATGCTCAAGCCTTTGCCGATCTGAACGAGGCCATGGGCATCACCGAGGGCGAGCAGATCATAAACCCGGACGTGCGCGAGGCTGAAAAGAAGATCAACATTCTGGAACGCGAGATTGAAATCCTGCAAGCCAACATCGAGAAAAATACCCGGCTCGGTTTCGACGCTTCCGACTCAATTGCCAGAATACGTGAGGTTCGCGCCGAACTGGCAGCGCTGAGAGCCGAAGCCGCGAACCTGCCCCGCTATGTCGCTGGCCTGAAACCTGACGGCACGGCTGTTTATGACATGGTCGATACCGGAACCCCGGTTTCGGGCTATTCACCACCGCCCATGCCTGCCGAACCTGTCAGCATTGCGGATTTTCCCGCTGATCGCTCCGGCAGTGGATCAGGTGGCGGCGGTAGACGTCGCAGGCGCCGCGGCGGTGGCGGCAAAGCGCAGCAAGATGACTTTGCCAAGGAAGTCGAGGCCACCCGCGAACGCACGGCAGCCCTTGAGGCCGAGGCGGCGGTCCTGGCGGCAGTTGCCATCAGCGGGAAGGATTATGGCGATGCCATGGAATTCGCCCGCAAGAAGGCCGAATTACTGACGGCGGCACAGAAGGCAGGCAAGGAAATCACCCCGGAACTGGAAGCCGAGATCGACGCTATGGCCGACGCCTACACGCAGGCCGGTCTGGCAGCCGAGGGCGCGGCGGAAAAGCTGGACCTGATCAAAGAGCGCAGCCAAGCAGGCAAGGACGCCCTGACCGATATGTTCGGCTCGATCATTGATGGCTCCATGTCGGCGAAAGAGGCCGTGGCGAACCTGCTGATGGAGATCGCCAAGGCGCAGCTTATCAGCGGCATCATGGGACTGCCGGGCATGGGCGGCGTTGCCAGCGGCATCGGCAGTCTACTGATCCCCGGCTTCGCCAAGGGCGGCATGCATAGCGGCGGCGTCCGGCTGGTGGGCGAGGAAGGCCCGGAGGTCGAGGCAACGGGCCCGGCGCGATACTGGACCGCTTCACAGATGGCCAATGCCATGCAGGGCAGTTCCGGCAGCCAGGCGTCCGGCAGTCAGGACATGAATGTGCATGTCACGGTCGGCGTGGACGAGAACGGCAACCTGCAACCCTTCGTGGATAAGCGCGTGGCTACCGGCGTCCAGATGGGCATCTCCCGTTACGACAAGGATAGCACGCGGCGATGGGGCCAGAACTACAAAGATTGGCAAAATAGGCGGATGTAATGAGCAAATTGAAAACCCACCTTTGCAAAGCCCTGAAAGCCCACCTGACCGGCGGCAAGGCCCGCGTGCCCGATGGTGGCCGGGAGATGTTGGATTCCTTCATGGCGCTGTCCCGTGCCCGTTCATGGCACGCCCACGGGCCGAACCCGATCAGCTGGGAGGCGATGGCTGCGTGGTCCCGGATCATGCGGGTGCCGGTCCGGCCGCATCACGCCGAGATCATTATGGCTCTCGATGATGTCTGGATGAGCCACACCATGCAACGAGACAATGCCCCGGAGGGCGTGAAGAAAATACCGCAGATGTCCAAGCAACCCCTAACGGCGGCGCTGTTCGATGTCGCGGTGAGCTGATGTATCTGGACAAAAAATCGAGGCAAGGGGATCGGCGTGAGCGTGACGCACGGCGCGGTCGCCTCGGGCCGGGGCGGTTCGACAATCTGGTGCGAGAGCTCGCAGGGGTTATCCGGCTGGCATTCGAAGCAGGCGCTACCAGTTCACTGTTCGGGCTTGAGGGGCCATTGCGCGAGGGCATTCGCGCCGACCTCTGCCGCCAAGGATGGCACTGGCAAGACGCCGACGACATGGCGCGCGAGTTGCTGGAATATGCGTTCAGGAAGGTGCACGCAATTCGCCCGAGTTGGGAAGAAGGACAAAGGGAATGGGCAATTCACGCAGGAACGCTGATCGAACGGACCCGCTGCATTCGCTGTCACACCCCCTTGCCGGAGGGTCACTACAAGTTTTGCAGCAACATCTGCGGAGCCTCGCACAGTCAGCGACTGGCAACCCGCAAGCGGGCAAGCGACGAGAAGGCGGTGAAGCTTGCGATCGTCTCGATCTAACGCATCGCTGCGAATACTGCGGCACCCCGCTGCCAGATGGTTCCCGAAGCTCGCGAATGTATTGCACTCCACAATGCAAGCAAGATCACCGCACCGCTCTGGATCGGGAGGCCATGGGACTGGAACCCAGGCCACCACTCCCAGATAAAGCCGTGCGAAAATGTGGGCAATGCGGAGGTCCGATCCCGGAGCAAATGCGGCGCGGGACGGAATATTGCAGCGTTCGCTGTGTCAACTTGGCACGGCGGCAAAGATCGATGCAGGCCACCAACCCGATACCTTGCGAAAACTGCGGGACGTCCTTCCGGCCAGACGGCCCGAAGCGGCGGTTCTGCTGTCATCAGTGCGCCGTCGATGCCACAAAGGTGCGCAGCGAGATAGCATGCGCGCAATGCGGGACGCTCTTTCACCCCAAGACCTACACGGCCCGCTTCTGTTCGGCGTCCTGCGTGGCGAAATATAAGCATGCGCACGGAATGCTGCGCCGGAAACTAACTGCGGAGAGGTTGGACAGGCTTCTGAGGCCACCGCGCCCAAAGCGCCGGTATCGAATGCGCCTGACCCCCGCGCGCTTCGACAGGATGGTGGGAAGTTAGGCGCGGCCTTGTTCAGAGAAGATCGGGCAATCCGCTCGTCATATCCCGCACGGCGTCTTGTTTGCCTTTCTCAATACGGGCAAGATACTCAGTAGCGGTTTGGATGTGCGCGAGACGCTTGTTCATCTCTTTCAGCTGTTCCAGAATTTGTTCGTTTGTGTCTTTGTCAGTCATAAGTATCACCGTTTTTTGTGTCTTTAAACTATAAGCCCTCTCAGTGCTTTAGAGCATTTGCTGACCAGCTTGAGAAAGGCTTCATCTGAGGCTTTCGGGTCGCTTGAATGCTCACGATACCATAAATCGTTAGCCATCTTATAAGCGGTTCTTGCGACCGTCTCGTGATCGACATCTATTGAGCCGCGAATTGTCCTGTTGTCGCTCATCGGAGATCCTTGTATCTTGCTATAGGCAAAATCTTGCCTATCCTTGGAGCAAAAGCAAGGCTAGACTATTAATCTTCCCTGACGATCACTCGGCCCTGACGCTCTGCGAGGAATATGCGAATCATCTCGGGCCGCCGCATTTTGGCATTAGGTCCGGCAAATCGGCGGGCTTTCTTCATATCTCGAATTTCTCATGTGGCTTCACGGCATCCCCGCGCATGATCGACGCAAGTTGCTCCACATCCCAGCGGTCATGCTTTACAGGGCCCGGCAATGAGCCGCACTCGACAAGCTGCCGGAACTCGGCAGGCTTCATATCGAGCATCTTGGCGGCATTCTCCAGCCGCACGAACAGGGGCTGAATTTTCGAGTTACGTGCCATCTTGATAGCCATGCTCCTTCAACCAATCGCGCAGGACTATCGTCACCAGCGAAGATACAGAGCGATCATCAGCCGCAGCTGCACGCTCCAGTGCCTCTTTCATCTCTTCGGGAATGCGGAAACCAAGCGCAGCTGTCTTTGCCATCTAACATTCTCTAACATTTTTATTGACGAACATTGTTAGAGAATCTATAACGCATAATCAGGCCGAGGGGAAGCGCCAACTTCCCGCTCGGCCCTGACCGAAACGCGATCTACAAGGAGAACGCGAATGGCTACCAACAGCCTTATCACAGGTGCATTGCCTGTCGCCAGACTGCATGAACTGCATGATCTACTAACCCTCGCCCTGGACGCCACGGAAAGCCGCGTCGGCTATACGCAGGCTGAACGGGAAGCCCGCAGTTATGTGCGTGGCGCTCTGCGTCATACCAACCGCCTGATGGAGGTGGCAGCATGAGCAAGCAACTCATTCACAAAATCAACGATGTGGGCGATATCCTCGATCAGATGGACAGTATGGAGTATCTGCTGTCGTCGGCGGCGTTGGAAAATGAGACTGAAAATCGCGGCATCGCTTACGGCCTCAACCATCTAAGCGACCTGCTCAGGAAGGCTCAATCGGGCCTCGATGCACTCAAGGCAGATTTAAAGCTGCGCTGTGAGGAAGGGGGTGAAGCATGCTGACCGCTGATGAATACCGCCGCCAACGCGATGCCCTCGATAGCAAGATGGCAGAACTGGGCAACCTAAATGCGCTACTGCAGTTGGTCGCCTGGAACGCGGCACAGATAAGTGCAGAGCCGGGCAGCGAAATCGCGCAGCTCAGGGATGCCGTGATCGGGCTGGGTAGCGCGATCGACGGCGTGATGAAGAAGGACGCCTATGATCTGGCGACGGGTGCAGCATGAACCGCCGTCAGCTATTTCGGTCACTCCCGGCATTCGGCTTCTCGCTTGCCGGGCCTGCCGCCGCAATCGCCACCGAACGCGGCACCGATCTGGATCAACTGCACTATCATTTCAATGAAATGCTGCGGTTGCTGGGCGAGAAGGCACCGGACGGCGGCGAGTTCCTCGGCGTCTGGTGCAACCCCAAGAAATCCGGATGGGAAATTCTCGTTGGGGTGAGGGACGAGGAAAGCAGTTACTACTTCTCCAACAGACCGTGGATGAAGCAGATCGCGTTCACTAAGGCCTGATCCTGATCGCCTCCGGCTGTGATGGCCGGGGGCTGATTCATTGCGGGACGTGGTGAAATGTTCCCGCATATTCCGAATTTACGAGGGGGAATTTCAGGGGGAACTGCGCGGGGTGCCGGTGATATTTTCTAGCAAAAACAGTCACTTGCGTGGGTTGATGGCGGAGACGAAGGGATTCGAACCCTCGAGGCGGTTTCCCGCCTGCACCCTTAGCAGGGGTGTGCCTTCGACCGCTCGGCCACGTCTCCGCCGATCCGTATATGGATCAAATGAGGGGAAAACAAGGGGCTTTTGGGCCTTTGACGGCATGAAACAGTAGGCGCCTGTTTCAACGGATTTTGCCCGATTTTCGTGGGATCACCTGTGAGCCAAACATGCGCGCTATGCGAAGAATATGCGATAAGCATACGCCTTACTCTTCAATCATGTCTCGAGACGAAAGGATCATCCAACATGTTCCTGATCGCGGGCAGCGTCGCCCGCAGGATGGGCGCGTAGGAGCCCGGTCGCTTTTGGAATGGCCGTTTCGTCAGTTCGACAGCGCGGGTCCATCAATCCATCCGCGTCACAAGAATGCC